CGTAGAGAGACGCAGATGATGTACACCAAGGGCACAGAAGAGCCCCCCGCTAGACCAGCGGGTTCCAATGTCACAACACGTTGCGACTAGGCGAGACCCAAACCAACATTGTTTGGATTTTCGCTGCCGCGGTGAAAGACCGCGGTCCGGGCTCCTTGAGGAGAGGGGCCCGAAGGCCGTGAGGAAAGCAAGCTCCCCGTTCGACGCGCAAGCGCGCGGATTGGGGCATTTCCATCACGGTCCAAGTACGTCTGCGGTAAAGACCGCAGGTCAGGGACACTTGTTCGTGCAAAGACAATGTTCCACCCATCAGTGGTACGAGCCCGCAAGGCATCGACGACCATGAGCGTGCGCTCATCTGCCGTCCGCCAGGGCCCCTCGATGATGGGGATTGGAGCGAAGGACCGATTATCAAATCGCCTACGCCAGAGGTTGCCATTGCGACGGATCTCACGATATCCGACGTCTTTGGTTGGCTTCTCAGGGTCGTCCTCGACCTCCACGTACATGTCTGACTCATCTGCCGTAAAAAGAGTTTCGGCGCAGAGCAATCCATAGAATCGATCGGAGAGTTCGATTCCTGAAGAATTCAGGACTGCTTTTGCTGCATCAAGATGCCTGGTTTGTTCCATAACCAGTTGATGAGTCTTCCAAGGAGTATCCCTCTTGGGTCTGGACGGTCGCTTCGAGGGGGGCAAGACGGCCCAATCCCGAGCGATCCCGGCAGCCAGGTGAAGATCTGTGTTTGAGATTTCACCGACCAAGCCGAGTCCTCCCAGCCAAGTAGGAACAAACCAGGGCACGCCCCAGCTAGTGAGCTGCTGGAGCAAAACGGAATGATGTTGCATGAACAACTTGTTCACGACCGGCCATTTGTCCGGCGGACAAGAACGAAAAAGAGCAGAGTGACGCTCCGTAATCGTTTTGTCCCCATCATCCTCGTAAGACCCCAAGACGTCGTCAAGACCGACCGCCTTGCCAGAACGCTTCATCCCGTACACCAGCCCAAGATTAATGGCCGGCGCTGCGGTGAAAGGATTCCAACGAATACAGTCTGTTTGACGTTCCCGACCATCCAGATCAGTCACAGTCCTGGTCCACGTTTCCTCACGCGAAGTTGCCTCGTCGTACAGGAAGGTTTCGGAATTAATTTCTGCAAACGACCGGGAAAAGAACGTCTTTCCGATTGACTCAATGAGTCCACCGAATGAAGAGATCTTCCTCCAGGCCTGACGGCCGGTTTCTGTTACCTGAAACAAGCAATCATCGCCATTAACCAAAAGGCGAGCATCCCTGGATGGGATTTTGCGGAGAGAATCGATTTCGAGAGCCCACCTGCACCAAGCAAAATTTGCGATGCAGAGAACGGGAAATGAGACAATAGACCCCATCAACTGACCCCACTTCTGCTGAAGCACGGGGTCTTCCCCTTTACCTGGGAACTCATGACGGGTCATTGCACGGCCGAACAACTCGCGCTCAAGGGGAGAGAGACCGATTTCGTCGCTGATAGCTTCGAGAATGGTTTCTGACACCCAAGGCGCAAAATTGTCGGTTGCTGCTTGGTAGTCTCCGGAGAGGAAAGACTTACCAGGGGAAAGCTTGCCCATGCGCTCAAAAACTGCGCGTGCATCAACTGGGCTACCGATCAACTGAAAGACCGGGTGAACCTTAAGGACTCTCCACATAAACTTCTGCAAAGCTTTAAGCACGAAGTACGTGAATGGCGGACCCTTTGAAATGGTACGGATTTTCAAAGCTTCAGGAAGAGAGACCATTTTCACATATGGCTTCTCAACCTCCGCTGCCTCAAGGACACGCTTCCACAGCAGACCTGCTTGGACTCGCAGGCCCGTGTCATCAACGAGCACTTTCTTCGGTTCACGTCCATTTGGCAAAGAAGGCCGCATGGGACGTTGGTTGACAGAACCAGCCGGAGTAATCACCCTAGGAACAGGGCGACTCTCAAACGGGAGGTCTAGGCGCTTAGGCGCGTCAACGAACTGGGGATTCGAATTAGGACTCTGCAGGCGTGGATTAGCTGCAAAGTGCTCGCGAATTGTCTTGGTCTTGACAAGTGTTTCTTTCGTGCGCAGAGATTGAAACCATGGGGCCTGAACAATGGCACCCACTGAACCCATCTCGTCACGCTTCTTCCCGTAACAAGACTTGGTTGATGGAAACGTTGGCGATATCCGATCAATCGCGCTAAAAACCTGGCCGGCGAACAACTCCTTGACAGAACGTCGGAGCTGCGCCTGGGCCGTAGCGCGAGAAAGGACCGCCTCCGGGCCGTTCTCCTCAACATCGCCCCAGGGCAAAAGTAATGCTCCTTCAGGGTGCGGTTTCTCTGTGGTCAGCTTGACACGGGCTGCTTCCGCTTCTTCCTGGCAAAGGGCCTTGGACGGACGAGGCATAGCCATCTTCGACGAACGAATTGTCGCTAGAAAGCCATGCAGTTCCGCAGGTGACCATACCCGGAGTTGCGAACGCAACCACCTGTGCGCACGACCTCCCAGTAGTACTGCTGGATCCTCTGGAGCTGCTGTCTTGAGTCCCTCGGGCAAGTCACATTGAGCGTAGTGTGCGCGAAATGCGGCAAGTTTCCACTTGACGAACTTCATCGCGTTACGTTCTACGTCACCGAGAGAAACAACTTGCGATTCCCAATGATCCAGTGTGCCGATCAGCCCTAGAGCGGTGTGTTTCACCCGCTTCTTTGAGCCCTCTACACCTTCCAAATGGAAGCCTGAATCTGACTGAAAACCATACAAGTCGAAAGCAACAACGAGTACCAGAATGCACTTCTGGAGGTACTGACGTGTGTTGTGTGCCGGTTCTGATCGTTTTGTACCTAAACGACCGCCGGACTTCTTAGCCGCCTTCTCCCACTGAAGACGACCGTACCCCACTTCCCGTGGAGATGCTGGAAAAAGATTACCGAGTGTTCTTTCCGCAGGCTGCCCCCCGATATGATCATGCAAAACATGACCAGACTGGGGCGTCGATGCCTTAAAGGATAAACACTGCTCAGCTCTCTCAACCACCACCTCTACTTTCCGTAGGAGTTGCAACCGTTTGCTCCGTGCTAACGCGGCACGCTTGATGGAAACTAGAAGATCAATTCGATCCGCAGCGATGACCTGAGGGTCACTGTTACGGTCCATTGACCATCCTCCCACCACAGCGCGCACCGCACGTGCACGTTCCGAAAGCACCGGTCGCTTGTTTTTCGTCACCACCGCATCGGGTTGGCTGCTGGAATCACGCTTAGTTTCGATTGGAAAGAACAAGTTCTTCCCTCTCGCACCTGAGACATGGTATCCAGCCAGACCCCGAACATTACGGACTGACGGAAGGGCTTTAGTAACACTCGAGCCTATCATTATTGGAGTGCTGCAATTTTG